CGATAAGGCGGTTATTGCTGAATTAATCAAAAAACATTTTCCTGATTTCCGCCGTGTTTTAAATGAATTGCAAAGGTATTCTCAGTTCGGTGCAATTGATACAGGTATTCTTGCTCAGATTGGTGATGTACCACTTAAAGAGATTGTAAAATTCATTTCTGAAAAAGATTTTGGTGCAATTCGTAAATGGGTTGCTTCTAATGACATGGATTCTACAACATTGTTCCGTAAACTTTATGATATGATGTATGATGTATTAAAACCACAATCTATTCCTCAAGCAGTTATTATTCTTGCTGACTACCAATATAAGTCCGCTTTTGTTGCAGATCAAGAAATTAATACTGTTGCGTGTTTAACCGAACTAATGGTAAATTGCGAGTTTGTATGATAGATATATTTTTAAATACTTTTAATTGGATTAAAGATGACTGGTATTCAAATAAGTTTCGTTTTGCTGTTGAGCTTATTGCTTGGGCTATTAGTATTGGTTGTGCGATTACCATGGCTTTTACTGTTCCCACTCCTCCGTTACTCATTTTATATCCTATCTGGATCACTGGTTGTGCTATGTATGCTTGGGCTAGTTATACTAGGAAATCATTTGGTATGTTGGCTAACTACTTGTTATTGGTAACGATTGATGTTATTGGTTTAGTTAGAATGTTATAAAATGATGACAAGAAAAGTTTCTAAGAAACTGATCAATCTCATCAAAATGAACGCATTAAGTCGAGATGCTAATGGTGAATTTACTATAATCAAATCGTCAACCAATAAAAAAAGAATGATGCATGATTCTTCTGGTATTAGAGCAGGATCTTTACCTAATAGTAAAGTTTGGATTCCAAGCAAACTATATTTGGATGAAAATGATTTAGAACAAATTTGGCAAGAGCAAAATGAATTGTGTTATTGGTTTAAAATACCACTAGATTTAGAATTAATCTTCAACAATCATCCAGAGTATTTTCCAAAACATCCTTTAGCTCCATCTGTGGATAGAAAAGATGATAAGTTAGACTACACTAGAGATAATGTGGTGATATGTTGTAGATTGGCCAACTTTGGCAGAAATATATACCCTTTTGATAAATTCCACGATGTTATTGGAAAAGTAACATCTAAAAATATACATACTAATTATGAACCCATTTGACTATGTTAACGAAATACTGCAAGGTAAAAAACAGTTAATTATTGATGATGCATCCGAAAAAGCATATGTACCATTTTTAACAAACAGGTCGTTATCGTATCATTTAGATTGCATTATGTACGCAAATGAGATGAATAGACGGCATATTATTGATTCCAAACTGCAAAATGACTTTTTACTAAATACCGTTAGGTCTAAGAAAAGACCATTTGCTAAGTGGGCTAAAACAGTACAGGGTGGATTAAGGAAGTGATATGGTTGACCTTGCACAATTCGTTGAGGTAAAACTCAACGATCAGGACGATTTTTTAAAGGTAAGAGAAACACTTACTCGTATTGGAGTTTCATCACGCAAAGAAAGAATTTTATATCAGTCTTGCCACATTTTACACAAACAAGGCAGGTACTATATTGTACACTTTAAAGAACTTTTTGCACTTGATGGAAAGCCATCTAACATTTCGGAGAATGATATACAAAGGCGTAATGCAATTGCCAATTTATTATCTGAATGGGGTTTAGTAACAATTTTAAATCCTAAGATTATGGAAAATAATATTGCACCATTACATCAAATAAAAATTATATCATTCAAAGAAAAAGATGAATGGGAATTAATACCAAAATACAATATTGGTAAAAAAACTCAAGACTATTAATTATTAACTAAGTGAAAATATATTATGATGAAACCCAATAAAACTTTTAAGATGGATAAAGAAACAAAAAGAATTTTATCCACTTTAAGTGGTCAACAAAAAAGTGACTACAAGAAAATGATGATTGAGGCACAGTTATGTTCTGCTGTGGTTGTTCGTGAAAAGAAAAAAGGTAAAGATAAGGATGAAGCCTAAATTTATCGAAGCCCACATGAAGGCAGCTGAGAATTATTCAAAGTTATCATCAGCAAAACGCCTTCAAGTTGGTTGTGTTATAGTCAAAGATGATACCATTATAGGAATTGGTTACAATGGTATGCCATCAGGTTGGGACAATAATTGTGAAGATACTATACAGCATAGTGACGATACTACAACAACAAAAACCAAACCAGAAGTACTTCACGCAGAAACCAATGCAGTAGCAAAGGTTGCTAGATCAACAAATTCAACAGATGGTGCCGATATTTTTATCACTCATGCGCCATGCATAGAGTGTGCCAAATTAATTCATCAATCAGGAATTAAAAGACTTTTTTACAGAGATACATATAAAAATGATGATGGGTTAAACTTTCTCAATCAATGTAATGTCGAGGTGAACCGTGTTAAAGAGTTACACAACTAGGGTTATAGCAGTAGATTGTTTTGGTGATGCAATTATTCATCTGCCTGACGAAATGGTAAAAGAATTAGGTTGGACAGTAGGTGATGAATTGGATTTTGAGATAATAGATGAATCCATCATAATAAAAAATTTGACAAAAAATAAAATGGAGTGATTATGTTAGTTTTGCCTGATGAAATGGTTGGTCGACCTGTAGCGTTTACTTGTTCGACTTTTGATTTACTACATGCTGGTCATATCCATGAACGAGTTTCGTGGTCGTGAAATGTTGTTCCCAAAACGATGGGTTACTCTTGCTGTTCTTGACGCTGACACACAGGTGAAAGTATGATAATCAAATTAATTACACTCAAAACAAACCACACACTAATGGGTAAGGTGGAAGATGATGCTTTACTTCCACATGTAACTATTAAATATCCTGTTCAAGTTGTGTCTGTACCGCCTAGAGCTGCAAGTGAAGCTTCAAGTATTGCTTTTGTTCCTTTTTTAGAGTTTAGTCAGGAATTTAAAGATGGTATTGTGATTAAGAATGAGGACATTCTCTGCACCACTAAACCCGTTGTTGAATTAGAAAATCAATATAATTCAATTTTTGGATCTGGAATACAAATTGCTAAATCTCTGTGAGTAAGTATTATACAAACGTTGTCGTACAAGGCAACAACATTCTCTATCGAGGAGTACAAAATGGTAGGCGAGTAAGGATGAAAATCCAATATTCGCCTACTTTGTTTTTACCTTCTAAGAAACCTACCGAATTTAAAACCTTGTTTGGTGAAAATTTGGAGGCGATGCGTTTTAACTCAATTCGTGAATCCCGTGATTTTGTCAAACGATATGAAGGCGTTGACAATTTCAAAATCTATGGTAATGATCGATACGAATATGCTTTTATTGCTGATGAATTTAAAGGTCAAATTGATTCTGATATTAACGATTTAAATATTGCAATTGTCGATATTGAGGTTGGATCAGAGAATGGTTTTCCTGATCCTTATAAAGTGGCTGGAATACTGAATTCTTTGATATACCATATCTTGTGAATCGTATTCGTGTTTTGCTTGGTGAAGATGAAATGAAAAAACTTTCACCATGGAATAATGTGTGGGAAAGAAAATCAGTATACAATGGCCGTGAAATGATTTCGTATCAAATTTCAGGCATAGCGGCACTTGATTATATTGAACTATATAAATGGTATGCACCAGGTGGTAAATCACAAGAGTCTTACAAATTGGATTCTATTGCTAATGTTGAACTTGGTGAATCAAAACTTTCTTTTGATGAGTATGATAATCTACATCAATTGTATCGTTTGAACTACCAAAAGTTTATTGAGTATAACATTAAAGACGTTGAGTTGATTGTTAAACTTGAAGATAAATTAAAATTACTTCAATTGGCAATTACTCTTGCCTATGATACCAAAACAAATTACGAAGATGTGTTTGCACAAACTCGTATGTGGGATTCAATAATCTATTCCAATTTATTGGCGAAAAGAATTATTGTACCACCAAAAGTTGTAAAGAGAAAAGAATCGGCCTTTGAGGGTGCATATGTAAAAGATCCTCAAGTGGGTATGCACAAATGGGTTGCATCATTTGACCTTGATAGTCTATATCCTCATTTGATGATGCAATATAACATCTCACCTGAAACTTTAGTTCAACCAGAAAATTACACCGATGTAATGCGTAAGATTATTATGGATGGTGTTTCAGTTGAAAAGATGTTGGAAAAGAAAGTTGATACATCGTCTTTAAAAGATGTAACAGTTACTCCAAATGGTCAATTCTTCAGAACCGATGTTCAAGGTTTCTTACCGAAAATGATGGAAGAAATGTATGAAGATCGTAAGAAGTTTAAGAAGATGATGTTGAAGGCGAAACAGGATTATGAGGACGAATCTGATCCTCAAAAGAAAGAGGAGATTGCCAAGTTAGTTTCAAGGTATAATAATCTACAACTTGCTAAAAAGGTTTCATTAAACTCCGCTTATGGTGCTCTTGGTTCGCAATATTTTCGATTCTATGATTTAAGACAGGCTCTTGCCGTTACATTGGCAGGCCAACTTTCTATTCGATGGATTGAAAATAAATTGAATTTATTCATGAACAAATTACTAAAAACGGAAAAAGATTATGTTATCGCCTCGGATACAGATTCGATATATTTACGTCTTGGTGAACTTGTTGATAAGGCATATTCGCAGGACAAAACGCCTGCAGGAGTTATCTCCTTCATGGACAAGGTCTGTGAACAAGGTCTGTGAAGATAAGATACAGCCGTATATCAACGAGAGTTATCAGGAACTTGCTACATATGTTCATGCATACTCGCAAAAAATGAGAATGAAGCGTGAAGCCTTGGCTGACAAAGGAATATGGACTGCCAAGAAACGCTATATTATGCATGTATATAATAATGAGGGTGTTGCCTACAATGAACCTGACATGAAAGTTATGGGTCTTGAGATGGTAAAATCTTCCACACCATCTGCCATTAGAGCTAAAATGTCTTTGGTGATTAAGATGATGATCACACAAAACGAACAAGATGTGCAAAAATTTATTGCAGATTTTCGTGAAGAATTTAAGTCATTACCACCAGAAGAAATATCTTTTCCGAGAGGTGTCAATGGTATTAAAGAATATCAGGATTCGGTTACACTATATAAAAAAGGTACACCAATACATGTCAAAGGTGCAATCATCTACAATCACCTGTTAAAAGAAAAAGGTTTAACTAAAAAGTATCCTTTAATACAAGATGGTGAGAAACTAAAGTTTGCATATTTAAAATCACCTAATACTGTAAGAGATACTGTTATTTCTTATCCAGTTAGGTTACCAAAAGAATTCGACATA